CGCCCTCGTTAGATCCTGCGGGATCCTTGATCTTGTCCTCATCATCGACAGCGCGACCGTCGCCAATAAGAATTGCTCGAGCGATCTCCTCGTCAAGCATCATCCGCATCTCGGCCTTCAGCCAAGCAACAACATCCAGATCTGTAATATCCAGAATATCATCACGATCCAGCTTCTGCTTCTTGTAGATGGTAGCCGGAGTCGTGACACGCTTGGTCAGCCCAAAGAACTCTTCCTTCTTCAGGTTACCCTTAATGTAACCCTTTGCACGCGCTTCCTCATGCGTGATATCGGCCACAATCGACTTAATGCGCGAAAATGGGGCATGCTTTGTTCCGTTGAGAACAGAAGCCACCCACTCAGTCCGCCGCTTATCGAACTCAGGAGAATCCTGGACCAGCTTTGCGTCCGGGAAGAGAACGTCAATGTTGTCAATGCCGTGCTGAAGAGCGTAGCTCTCAACAGCAGCCTTGAGCGATCCGGTACGTCCCGCATCCGCAATAATACCCTTCAGATCGTCATGGGAGAGCGTAGGCTTCTCCGCCGACGAGGCGCCGCCATCCTGCTGCGACTCAAAGACGTTCCGTGACATCTTTTCCCTTTCATCGTTTTGATCTTCGTTGTGAGCAATCTCGGTCACCTCGACAGCAGAATGCTCGACCTTCTCCTCTGTCTTAGCTTCCTCAACCGCAGCACCCACCATAAAATGTACAACTTCCTTCTGCTGCTCGCTCATGGAGTCATAGACTTCCTGAACAGTAGGCCCAGCCTTTTCCTTGTCGGAAGGATCCGAAGCATCTTCATGTTTGAGTGAAAGACCTGTGGTAATCACAGCCTCATCCTCAAGCTCAACCAGATGTCCGTCGGAGTGTGCGAGCTCAATATTATCAATAAGTGCCCCGGGATTTGCTCCAGCAAGCACTAAACTCACCTCGCGAATCACCCCGTGCACAACCTTCTGTGCGGTTTCCTTCAGCTGATTAGCAAAGATAGACAACGAGTTGATGTCTTCATGCTGAACCAGCTGTCGTGCGTGATCTGCCTTCTCGGTATCATTAAAATATCCGTAGCAGTAAACCCCATCCTCGCGGTTCTCAAGAATGGCATGACCCAGAACATTCTCCGGATCATCATGTCCATGCTGCCAAACAAGAGGGACCTGCATGTTATCCTGGTGCTTAAATGCATCAGGCATGATAGTCCGTCCATCGGAGCAACGAAGTCCGGCCTTGGTGGCATAACCACTAAAGTCCGGCTTTCTCTTTTCTCCCATTTTGACTGTTCCTTTCGGTTTTATAAGGCAGTAGCCGTACTAAGTGGCAATTGCCCCGGCGTCAGTATCAGTTGTGCCCTGCGGCATATTACTATTAATTAGTTGGTCTGCCTTAGGATCACTAGACGGCGCAATACCAACAAAAGATCTAATTTCATTAGATGTAAGAATCTCATTACGAGTAAACTTATCGGCAATCTCAGCCATGTCGGCCATAGGAATCAGCTTAAATGGATCTCTAAAGAAGAGAATAGTCTGTCCTTGAGAACGAGCCGTTTTTGTAAGGAATGTTCGTCGCATTGCTTCTGCAATAGCCGTAAGAATAGGTTCAATTGTACGGTTGTAGTAATTAATCATAGCCTGCTCGTCGGCAGTACCACTCATAACGCCCTCCGTAATACCCAATTGACCATATAGCATATTAGTCAGAAACTCAATTTGACTCATAAGATTGTTCTCAGCCGGTCTATTCAGCTGAGTAATCTTCTCTGTACCATCAGTATAGGCGATGCCATACTGACCTTCGCGTAACTGAAACTCAATGTCTCGTCGACGCTGCTCTGCCTGCTGCTTTCGTGCTTCAGACTTAATTACATAAGGAAGCTGAATAATAAGATCAAGTTTATTGGCCGCAGCAGCATCGTCGGTCATATCAAGAAGACTGAGTTTCCGAATAAGCCGTTGAAGAGTAGAGTTCGGTTCATTCATCACGGCAAAAAGCGGATTCTCAATAATTGCTACAACTTTCTTACTGAGAACAATCTCTTCTCGAGCTCCTCGAGCCTCATTATAAACACTAACTTTAACATGTTGTGGATACCAACCGGTGATCTCTCCAACACGAAGCGTTCTAATATCATACCCACCGGTTTCGGTAGGACTTACAGATGTATCCACGGGAACTAGAGCACAAACCCCACGATCAAAGAGTGTTGCCACAACATCCTGACGAAAATGCCGAGCTGTCTGATCGATGTTTGCCTCGAGCGTTAAGCAATTGTTGAGCCCACTATCAATGTCTTCAATATATCGACGCTCTTTATCGACGCGCACATGTCGAATATCAATTGCTGAGACATCGATTCCAATTCGAGTGTAAATTGAAGAGATGATCGAGCGTTCATTCGAAATCCGAAGTCTTACTCGATCTGGACGTCCGCCATAGCTTGCCCCAAAATCGCCATACGATCGAACATCTCGAGTGGGATTACTGAAAGCATTCCACGCATGTTTCAGTCGGTTACCAAATCTCGCCACAAATCACCTCCTTTGTTATTCGTATCATTCGAATGCTTCTTTATTTGCTTTGTATGCAACATAAGCATCCATCATTGCTGCAACGTTATCGATCTTCTCGTCTTGACGCTTCTTCAATAGCTTTCGATTACCATTGGTGTCTTCGAGCGTGATTGCATTTCCCATAGCAAATGACATCAGCGCTTGATCGAAGATAAGAAGTCTTTGTTCACTAAGATTCTTCAATTCTCCAAGAGGAACTGACTCTGTTTTAGCTCCCTGAATAACTTTCTCTATTCCATACGGACCATTTTCGGCTTCCCAGCGAGCAACGAATTCTTTTGCGTTATATGGATCAAATCCTAAAGCACGAACATCGTACTCTTCATCAAGAATAAATTTATCAAGATCATCATAAACTTCCATCATATCAAGAACGGCGCCTTCCATCACATGAAGGCTGCCCTCATTGATAAACTCTTCGTATTTGGCTCGCATAGCCGCGGGAAGCTGCATTTGCGTCAATGAAGTAATATAGCTTCGCGTCTTAATACCAAAGCGTTCGTTACCAAGTGGAAATAGAAAAGTAAATGCGCAGAAGTCATCACCTTGTGAAAGATCTGCTCCAAGCGCACAAGGAAGTTGCCAGAAAGATTGGGGTTTATGCGGTAAGGTTTCTTCATATGTGAAGAAATATGTGTATCCTTCCATAGGGATACCAAACCGCTTTGCTAAAATATCATTTCGTGAGGCTGGGGCCTTTTCGGCACGCTCGACATCAAGATGATACGTTTCATAAGAAACCGTAATTCCAATATTTGGCTGAGCTTTAGGCCAAGTTGCTGGGTCATTGACCTCTTCAAGCTCATCAAGTTTATAGTGCCAAATAGAAATATGTGGAGCTACATATTCTCCTTTGAGAATCGCAGCAAGCTCCATTTTGATAGTATCACCAGAACCATTTCGCACAGTACCTTCTGAACTAACCGCTAGAATCAAGTAGTCGTCAAGTTTAGAAGCTCCCTGTTCTACCGCACCAATGACGTCCTCTCGAAGATCTCCAGAGAGCCACTCATCGATCGTAGATACCTTAGGACGCAACCCCTGAAGCTTATTGATCGACATGGGACGAATTTCTAACAACGATCCAGTTAGAAAGTTTTCAATACCCTTTTTAGTAGAAGCTAGCTTGACCCGCATAGCTCTCGAACCGGTAGTATTCTGAAGAGAACCTTCGGTTAAAAACTTAAATAGAGGTCCTCGTGCGCGCGTGATGGCCGTGCGTATCGGAGACATGACCTCTTCGGCCTGCTTCATTGTTGGTGCTGTAGTAATTTGATGTGTTGTTGAAGTATCAACATTTAAGAAAAAACTCTGAATCGTTGAGGCATACATTGATTTAGCCGCTCCTCGAGCAACAATCAAGTATTGCTTTACAATTAATCGTTTCTTAATTGTTTTTGTTACATAACGTCCACCATGATTATCTGGGTCCGGTTCGTACACGCTTCGTTCTACAAAGTAATACCAACCAAATATTTGTTCTGCCCATAATTTGAATGTGAAAAGAAGATTAAGATTACCGCCATCGGTAAGCGTGAGTTCGTTCTCACAATACAAAATATAGCCTTTTACAGCATCTTCATCGTAATAAATATTAGGATTGGCAATTAGCGAATCAATACGATTCATCTCAAGAGCAATTTCCCGATTAACAGGAATTTGTCCGGACATTACGGCGTCTCTAAATTGCCCATAGTAGACTGGCGTCGCGGTATTAGATAGAGCCACGCCAACCTCCTTTAAACAATTCGTTTAATCAAATATTTAGACGCCGCTGCCCCAACGGCCATACCGCCAACCTGCCGAAGTTGTTGCTGAAGAATCTTCTTACCCTTATTTGTGGTTGTGGGGTTTAATTCTTTAAATCGTTTTTCAAGCTGAAGTCGTTCGTTAAGAATTTTTAGTTCATCATTACTAAGCGCTTTAGTGCCTTTAGATTTGGCTTTTGCTAAAGCTTGATCTGCCTTTTTAGCATCACTGGATTTAGGTTTAGCTGGAATAGTTTTTGTTCCAAAAAACTTATCAGCTTTACGAACGCCCCACTTCATACCCTTAGTTCCGTAATGGGCTAAAACGTCGTCAATAGCTGCGTGTGCTGTAGATGCTGGCTTAAGCTCTGTAATTACGCCATCCGAAGAAGTAACCAAAGTAAATTCTAAAATTTGCTCTGCATGCTTTACATCTTCAAACATGTATTGAACATTACCAGTGAGAGCGTCGTTTTTCCCTACTAAACGCTTAGTT